TTCCCTCGACCGCGCTTCCCTTCACGTCCGTCAATTCCCCCACCGCCTGCGCCTGACGGGTTGGTGACAAATACCCGCTGGATCACGTTGGGGTTGCCCATCAACGAGCCACGCCCAACGTTGAGCAATCCCTTACCGATCTTGATCGCGTTGATCGCAGCGCCCAGACCGATAACGCCTGCAGCCAACACCGTCGCACCGCTGATCACTGTCGGAAACTTCCCAGCCAGCTCACCCAATCCATAAGCCACCTTCGCCAGCCCATCCGCCGCCAGATCCGTCAGCGGCCGCACCGCGTCCCCGATCCGGGTCATCGACGACTCAATACCTGCCGTCGCCGCTGACCACTTGCGATTCGACGTCTCCCGCGCCTTGGCCGCGTCCGCCTCGATCTTGGCCTTGCCATCGGTCTCCTTGATGGTCGCCATATCAGCCTTGATCTTGTCGCCGTATTTGATCTGCGCGAGCAAACCGGCACTGGCGCTCTGATCGCTGACAATGTTCGCCAGCCCCGCCGCCTCAGTCAGCGCAATCATGGCCTGCTCTTCCTCGGCACTGCCATCTGCCGAGGCCTTGATCTTGGCCTTGAGCGCCTCGATTTTCTTGGCCTTGGCCGGGTCCTGTTTCTTGATCAGTTGCTCACTGAGCATGATAAAAGCATCGACCGGGTTGGCCGCCTTGCCGCTTTTGGTCGCAGCGAGGATCGAGCTGGTCAGGTCGTAGCCTTCCTTGGCGAACCGTTCCTGGCTGGTGCTGCTGATTACCGCGTTAAGCAGGTTGTTCATGTTGGTGGCCGCCGCCGCCGAATCCTGCGTTTGCGAGAACTGCGACTGCAGGCTGGCACCAAGGAAGCGCACCGCCTCCGGGCCTTCCATGCCCAGACGTTTGATGTTGCCGAGCATGGCCGGCAGGTACTTGGCCATGTCCTTGGGACCGAATGCACCGATATCACCGGCCGCCGCCACCTGGCCCAGCATGGCGCCCATGTCGGCCTGTTTGACCCCGGCCTCCTTGAAGGAGTTGATCAAGGTGGCGATGGTTTCGGGCTCCATGCCCTGGCCGTCGATCAAGTCGGCGATCTGCCCGGCGTAGCTGGTGGCGACATCCCACTCCACACCCTTTTCGATCAGCGCCCCGACCGACCGTGCGAGCAGTTGCTGGCTCATGCCCTTGTCTGCCGCGACCTTGCTGATGCTGGCTGCCAGTTCGGCCTCATCGCCAGTGCCGGCGGTGTGTGCCCACAACGACATCTGACGGATCTGCGCTTGGTAGTCGCCGGAGACCTTGGTCGGAATCGCCAACGTCGCGGTCAGTGCCGCCGCCTGGCCGAGAGAGCTTTTCATGCCCTCCTTGCCCTGCTGGATCTGCGTGTGGCCCAGCGCCTTGAGTTCAGCACCCCGCGCTATCTGCCCGAGGGCCTGATATTCCTTGCGCAGTTTGCCGACCTCAATGCCCTGTTCCTTCAGGGTCTTGAGGTTGGATTCGAGCTTTTGCAGCAGCCCAGCGGCCGAGGCCGAGCCGGTGTCATGGGCTTTTTTCCATTCGTCCCGCAGGCGCACCGTGTCGCCGATGGTGCTCTGCAGGACGCGGGCCTTGGTACCTTGCTCGCTGAGTTTCTTGATGCGGCCTTCGACATCCTTGAAGGCGGCGCCGACCGTGGAGCTGACGGCGCCGCCGATGACCAGGTCGAGCGCCAGGTTGTTTGCCATGATTGCACTCCAGGCTGGGATGCAGGGCTCAGTCCATGAGCCACCAGATCATCGTGGAAAAGGGCATGGTCTCGATTTCATTGGCGGCAAACGAATACTGCGTCGCCAAGCGTTTCGCGACCTGCTTTTGCAGGGCCGGGTTAAATCCCGTCGTCCTGCACCAGGCGAAAGTAGGCGGCTTGCAGCCGCTGGTAGTCTGTCAGCTTGAGCCCCTCCAGATCCTTGATGCCGGACTCGGACAGAGAAGCAAACAGATGCATTTCACGCACTTCGTCATCGCCGCCTGCAGTTGCATTGGCCGCCCGTACCTCACGCACAGTGGGTGAGCGCAGCGTCAATCGGTCGATGACTACGCCGTTGATCTCACTGGGACGGGACAAGGTGACTGTCGCGCTATCGGGATTGACAACGAGCCAGGACGGCAATTTTTTGAGAGCTGTCATGTGAACACTTTCCTTACATACCCAGGTCACGGCGAACGCTGGCGAGTTGATCGACACCGTTGATGACACGGACGCAACCCAGCGGGTCGATCTCGTACATCAAGCGGCCTCCTACTTCGAGCTTGTAGTAGCTGACGCTCAGGGCGTACTTGAATTCGGAAGCGTCACCCGGCTTCCACTCGCCCAAATCCAGCTCCGAGAGCATGCCGCGCATGGAGGCAACCACCGCGACCGTGGTGCCCTTCTGTGCTTTGTACGAGCCCCGGAAAACTGCGTTGAAGGCGGTCTGATCGGCAAGGCCAAAAAATTTCAGGGCCTCACGTCGCACGCCCTTGGTACTGAAGGACGCTTCCATTTTCTCCATGCCCTGATCCATATCGATGCCGACATCCATACCGCCAGCGCGATATTCATCAGTCTTGATCTTGAGCTTGGGCAGGGACAACGTGGGCACGTCGCCGTGGAAGTTGACGCCATCGACAAACAGGTTCGTCAGGTACAGGGTTTGCGGAATCATAGCCATTGCGGGGTCTCCTTAGCCGTTGGTGTCGAGGACTTCGGTCAGCCACTGGTTGGTGACCTCAACCCGGAAGTTGGGGTTTTCTGCTGGTGGTACATCGGTGAAACGAATGTTCCAGTACACCTTGCCCTGCTCCAGTTGGCTGGCCGTGTTCAGCTCCGAGTCGGCGAACACCTCGAAGTTGATAATCGCTCCCTGGTTCTTCAGGTCGCGCATGAAGTTCTGCAGCCCGGCGGTGACGTCGCCGACGTAGGTCTTGGTGATCGAGCGGTCGACTGCCCATTTGTGGCCGTACAGGATCGCGTCCATGACGATATCCATGGTGCGGACGCGGGTGACAAACGCCCACTTGGGATCGCTGGAGCAGGTGCGGTTGCCCCACAAACGAAAGCCGTCATCGCGGATGATGGTGGTGATGTTCGCGTTGTTGAGCAGATTGGCCCGGCAGGTTTCGTCACCGTCGAGAAACTCGACCGGACGCTTGGTGCCGGTGATACCGACGAACTCCTTGTTCGACGGCGAGGCCCAGAAGCCGTACTCCGCATCGGTCCAGGCGAACAAGCCAGCGGTCCAGGCAGACGCCGGACTGTCGATGGTGGCATCAGTGACCGTGCTCCAGATCTGCACACCCGGATCCACCAGGTACACGCGCTTGCTGCCGAAGTTCTCAACGAAGGCAATGGCCGCTTCGTCGGTGGTGTTGGGTCCGTCAATAATCGCCACGGCCCGCAGTTTGCCGGCCAGGGCATCCATGGCCGTGGCGACCGCCTGTGTCGAGGAATGACCGGGCGCGATCAGCAGACGCGGTTGCGAGTTGAACTTGCTCTTGCCGTCGAGCAGCGCCTGTAGGCCGGTACGCTCGCCGTTTGCCAGGACCCCGCCGATGACGGCCGATGTCTGTTGCGCGGGGTCGGCGGTCAACGCCACGCCGACAGCGACGATAACGGCCCTGGCTCGCGTGAACACGGCTTTGGCTGATTGGGTGATGGCCGAGTCTGGGCCAAAGGCCGCGATGGCTTCACGCTCGCTGGTCAGCAGGACCAACTGGTTGGGCCGCGCCAGTGCCGGGGCGCCTGGGGTGAAGGTGTCGCAAAGGCCGATGATGGACGACGACGGCACCGTAATCGGTCGCGATCCGGTGTCGACGTTGGTGACGGTGACGCCGTGAAAAAATCCTGCTGCACTCATTGTGCGGTCTCCAGAAACGACGAAGCCCCGCGTATGCGAGGCTTCGGGGGTTAAACAAAAATTGCTTGTTAACGTAAGTACGTACCGCTCTTACTCGATTTGATCCGCGAGCCAACCCGGTGGAGTCGGGCGCAGCTCGGGGCTTGGGAAACCATCTACCGTCGGCCAATCCCTCAAGGACTGCCTGTACCCCAGCAGTTCGGAAAACTGCACAGCCGTAATCATGGTTTCCTGGCCCATATCCACTTCGTCACGGTGGCGGGTCACTATCCACTCACTGGCGGATATCACCCTGTCTCTCCAGCGCCGCTCTGTTTCGGCCTGCTCCTCACTGGTTGGGGGCAAGGCCGGTGCTGCGACCGGTATCCCGTCTTCATCTGGAACAACTCGGCCACCTTCCTCCCGGACTCGTAACATCCGCTCGTATACTTCGTTTGACACCTCAAGCACATCATCAGGCATCGAACATTCATCGCTGCCAAGCTCGCCACTGATATCAGACCGATAAAAGGCAGTCACTGAAGGACTGAAGTAAAATTTCATGCATTACCTCCCTATTGCGAGTACGCGAAAACGACCTTCGGGAGAGAAGTTCCCGCCAGCACTGATCACGAAACGATCTTTGGTGACGTCACCTACGACGAGGCCACTGTTGTTCGCGTACCCCCCGGCTGTGCCGCTATGAAGGGCGGGGAAAACACCGAAGCATTCGTTTGGAAACGACACAGGAAAATAACGGTGGTCAGCCGCACCCAGGCTTTCTGTTACATCAAACACCTGTTGTATCCAGCCGTTCGGAAGTCGCAAGATTCCCGTGCCATTTGAACTCGAAACAGTCGCGTTTGAAGACGTCCATAACGGATCGCTTGAAGCCCAACGAATCGGGTTAGCTCCCGCTGGGGCCGACCGAACAGACGCTGAACCGGCGCTGCCGAAGATGCATACCGCAGGCTTTGTCTCGTCGTGTCGCAACCAAGACGCCCCATCCC